TACATGTACGACGTGTGCATGGACCGCAGAAATGTAGTCGAAGAATATGTTCCACATGGAACACATAAGGTAGAGCTGACTGTCTGTTTCTATTGGCATAACCACCCGTTCAAAGCACGGTTCGATTGGTATGACGGGAAGAATGTTTGGGATCTTAAAACTGCGCGTGACGCATCACCCAGAGGCTTCAAAAACGCCATCAATAGTTTTAATTACTACATGCAAGCTGCACTGTATTTAGAGGCTGCTAGGGCCTCAAATCTGCCAGCAGAGCAGTTTATGTTCTTGGCACAAGAGAAGCTACACCCCTATCCTTTTGCGGTTTATACGTTGTCTGACGAAGCCATAGAGTATGGTAAGGCCAAGAACGAGCAAGCGCTCAAGACGTTGTTGGATTGCAAAGATAACGACGACTACAAGCCATTCAACATCACCGGCACACAAGTCGTGGAGCTGGGCGATCTCTGGTAATGATTTTAGATAAGTTTTACTATCGGCCTTTGCCCGACCACCTGAAGTTAGGCGAGAGCGAAATAGAAGGACATGGTGTCTTTGCTGCGGAGCAGATAGAACAAGGCGCCGATCTAGGCCCTACTCATATCAAGATGCCTTTATACAAAGGCTTTGTGCGAACACCGTTGGGTGGTTTCCTCAACCACTCTGAAGATGCGAATTGCATGCTAGAAAACGTGTACGAGTGGGACGATTATCTTGTTTTTCATCTTTTTCCCGTCAGGGATATAGAAAAAGGCGAGGAGCTGACACTCAATTATGACATCTGAAGATCAGGAAGCTATCTGGGCGGAGCAAAAGAAACTTTGCGCTGCTCGGTGGGTCTGGACAAGGCGTCGTGTTCGTACACCAAAACAAATGATTACTTGGGAACAGTGGTGGGAGAAGATGTTCCAAGATAATTACCGGGAATACACCGACAAAATGATGGCCAAAAAAAAGGGAGCTTAAGCTCCCTTATTATTTGTTGGCTTGTTACGCCTCAGCAATTTTAGCCAAACGAGCATCACGATAATCTAAAGCTCCTTCGCCAAGATATATGTTACCGTCTTTAGCTTTAAACAAAGTTTCAAGGCTTGCTGCTTGATCTTTTTGTTTTTGCTTCAGTGAAAACTCCGCTTGCTCTAAAGTAATTGCACCGATTTGCACAAAGTCTAAAAGCATGTCTGCAAATGGTACTTCACCGTTAGACTTCCAAACTGTAAGGCCATCTACTTGTGCTGTCTTTTCAAACTGCTGCTCAATGCTTTTGCTCCAAATGTTACCATTAGAATCTGGTCTAAGCTGATCTGTGAAAAGAACATCACCCGTAAAGGTTTTGTTTTCATCATGAATGCTGGCCATTCCAAATTTTTCTTTTGTGACCACTTCACCCGCTATTTTTACTGTATCGTTTAACATCATTTTTTCTCCGGTTTATTTAACTTACACCACCTATTATAGCTATTTCCGTGTCCGTGTACAGCTTTTTATACAGATGTGTACAATTAATTATGGAGCATTTTGCAACAGCTCAATCGCCCTGCTTTTGTCGCACAACCAGAAAACCAGAAGATACCGATCACCCTCGCCAACCGGGAGGCCACGGTGATTGTGTGTGAATGATGGGAAGATAAGACCGTGTCCATTGGGCAATGGCTTGAGCTTGCCGTGATTGTGAAACTCTGTACCACCGCCTGTGTATTCGCCTGTATTTAACGGCACAACAACGCTTATGTCTGCACTCTCATCATGGTGCCAGTTACCTTGATCTCGCTCTTTGATGTTGTAGTTGGCTATCTGAATGCTGGCAGGATCCGGGCAGCTGCGTTGCCAGATAGACATAATGATGGGGTCCAGTATGTTACGAACCACAAACCACATGTTCTGGTACAGCTCCGGGGAGCGCTCTCGCAATACTATCTCTGGGATCTGGCGTAGGCTGTCTTCATCTTCATTGCCTTCAAAGCCAAACTCCTTCTTCATGTGATCAATCTCTTCACACATCATCTTGCACCAGCTGCGCCTGAATATCGGCATGGTGTACACTTCTGGAAAGGGGTTGCTCAACATCTTATGTATGGGCGTCTTTTTCATCTTACCGACACCCTGCTGTGCTGCATACTTAGTTATGATGGGGAGAGAGTCTTGAACCGCCTGATACGTGTTCTGGTTGATCATCCAATGCGATTGCATGGACAACATGTAATTCTTTAATTGATACATAAGTTTGCATATTGTCGCAAATTTTTATAAAATGATCCACACTTATAACTTATTAAAGTAGTAATATGGATAACATACAACAAGAAGTAAACCCGAAGACTCGTAAGTCTTTGGCTCTTGATGTTCGTACTTACAACATGTTGCAAGACATCTGTAACAGTGAGCGCAGGACCAAGATCGACCAGTTAAAGGTATTGATCGAAAGGGAGCATAAATCGCTGTTCAGCGAGCATGTTAGCGCATGAAGCTCTTCAAACGTAAGAAGTCTGTACCCCAGACTTATCAGCCGGTGCTTGAAGCAAAAGAAGTTATAGACTTGTTTTCAAGATTAACCTTACACCACCAAGCTGCGCTTATGCGTTTGATCTCGCGTAACCTAGTCATACAGGTAGATGGCGAGCAATACATGGGCTATGAGTTTAACTACGACGTAGATAGCGCTGTGATCTTAGCTCATGAGTCTGAGCCGCAGGGTGAGCTTGAGCTAGAAAGTTAAACCAGTCCGCCGATGCCAGATCGTCTGGCCCTCATTCGCATGGCTAGTTCTCTGTCTTCGTCTCTTGGCAGGATAGTCGGAGACATTGCAGGATCAAAGTTTAATGGCGCCCCAGTCTGTCCCGGTAGCCCGTCCTCGAAAAGATCTACATCCAAAGAGCTTTGTGGATTATTTAGAGACTCTTGGGATTGTTCAATCCTTTGCTGGATCATCTCATCAAGTTTGCCCTGTGTAGGCGAGTATGGCTCATCTTCAGATGTGATTGCATCAACACCCTCAGCAGCACCTCTGGTAACGGTTTGTTTTACTCCGTAATCAAAAGCATCTAGGTAATTGTAAGCTTTCTGTATGTCGGCTACAGAGTCAGGATCAAATAAGACATCAGCCAAAGTTTGATAGTAGGCGTCTGCTTGCTTCATGTTAATACTGCGAAGCATGTCATCGCCAATTGTGCCTTGGAATATTCTTCCCGGTAAACGTACACCGGCTAACAAGAATCTAGCAGTCCTCATGCCTAAACCAGCTGTGTCTTGCATCAGCTGTTTTTCAATTAACTGTAATGGCTGTGTATCTGATCCGCCTTTTGATACGCGCATGGCTTTGCCAACCAGCTCGATCATGCGGCTAAAGTTTGCATACTCTTCTGGCTCTAACATTTCTTGCATGAGTTTGTTTGTTTTGCTCTTTGCAAAGAATTGTTGGAATTGTGGTATGCCTTGATCAATGCTTTGACGCATCAAATCATCAAGCTTATCTATGATAAAAAACTTCTTAGCGTCTTTGAAAGCTTCCGGGTCTACAGCTCGCAGAATACGCTTGGCATTCCTCGCAGACTGTATTGATACGTTTGGATCAAATAAATCTTTAACAGCTCTGGCGCTTGCTTTGTCAGTCATAACTCTGGAAAGCTTGCCTATCGCTGAACGCTCTACCATTTGCAAAGCTGGCTTTGTAGGATCGTATACTCTTCTGGCCAAACGATACGTGTCGTCTGCTGCATCAAACAAAGTAGTCAAATCTTCTCGTAATGAGATGAGCCTAGAACCTTGATCTGTTCCTATATTTGCTTTGATTAAATTTTCAATTGATCCGGCCCTGCGATCATGCAGTGCCATCATGTTCTGTATTTGGTTATCTTCTGAATCGAACAACAGTTTTCTAAAAGCTGTTAGCGACTCAACCACATCAGGATCTAATTCTGTGTTTGCCAGCTGATCATCAATCTTTTTGATAATAGGTGCCGTGTCCACAAGCACAGGTTCTGGTGCGTTACGAATTGAGTCGTATAGCTTTGTAGCTCTTTCTTTTCGTTTTGACGCAAGCCTTTCGATTGCTTGCTTACCAGCTGCCGCTACTCTGGCGTTCACATCGCCAAACTGTTGCGTCATGCTGCCAAAGCTGTCCGCCATGGCCTCGATTGCTTCTCTAGTCTTAGTAGCACGGTTATCGTAAAACCTGCGTATAGACTCGATCTGTGGCTGTCTGGTGAGGTAATACTGTATACCTATGGCTCTAGAGCCAATGTCTGAAGCTTCAGCCGGGGTAAGCTTTACGCCCATCTTAGCTGCTTCATCAATGATGCCTTGATTGGTTTCTCGCAAGGTCATCAAATATCTTAGGTTGTCCTCTTTGCCGACAAACTTATTGACGACGTTTCTGACTGGGCCAGCACCAAACGGTATTGCTGAAAAACCAGACGACATAAGCAAGTCATCGTGTGCGGCTTTAATCTCTTCTGGCGGCAGGTTGTAGAACATATCTATCAACGCTTCGCGTCCGCCTCTGGCCACACCACCAATTACATAGTTGCCAAAAAATCCACCAGCTGCTGTGGTGGTTAATGTTACTGCCAGTTTACCTAACGGGTGCCTGATGTTTTCAGAAAGATCTAATCCTTTTTTGAATCCAGCTGTAGCACCGGCCATGCCACCACTAACATCTGCAACAAATGTTGATGCAGGCACAATGTTTGGGAACACATAGTTTTCAAACCAGCCAACATCTTCACCGGGTTCAAACACTTTTTTTGTGGATCCGTCGTAGTCTGTGTAGATCAGCTCGCCGTCTTTGTATCTAAAACGTGCGACAGCTGACGGATCATCAGGAAACTTTTCTGACGCAAAGTATTCGAGCATAGCGTCATCACTGAAAAACAAATTACCTCTTGCTTTCATCAGACCGTAGTCCATGAAGTCACGGTCTTCTTGCTGCTGATTCTGCATAGACTGTTGCAGAAGCTGCTGTATTTGTTCGTCGTAGTTTGGTTGAGCCATGGTTACTTTGTCAGTCCAAAGTTTTGTATGAGGTAATTAGGCACTGCCAGCCCACCGTCTACCATTTTTTGTAGCTTTTCTTTCTTAGCCTCAAAATCTATGGTCGTGTCTCTGTTAATTTGTTCTGCCAAATTCTCAGAGCTGATAGTCGTTTGTTGTCTTGTTGTAGTAGTGCTATCGGTTTTTTCTTTTGCAGACTGTATTTGTCTGTACTGTTGTATGCTGTCATTGACGCTGAACCCAGCGGCTATACCAGCACCCTCTCCACCAATGCCTAATTTGTTGATGGCATCAGCTTCGCCTCTAGCAACACCGCCAAGTGTTTCAAACTCTTCAGGATCGAATATAGGATTGTCGCGTTGCCATGTAGCTGCGAATCTGTCCAAAGCTCTTTTTTGTTTGCCTTTAGACATATTAGAATCTTCGAGCCTGTCAGCCTCATCAGCATAGGCAATAGCGTAATCTTCGGCTCTCTGTGCAATTCTTTCTAAGTAGTCAAGCTGTTTCATAAAACCGTTATAGGTACTTGTTAGAACCGGGGAAGCGGCTAGGAACATTTCCATTTCACGGTTAGAGATAGCACCCTTCGTCTGTCCTACAATCGCCATGGCAAAACCAATGCCTAGCTGGTTCATCAATATTTGGTCGCCAACCTTACTGCTGTCGATCATGCCATCTAGACCAACACCAACAAGTATTTTTCTGATTGGTAACAAGAACGCTTCTTGTGGACCGTAACCACTTTCGCCGATACGCTTTGCTACGTCTCTTGCATACTTGACCTGATCAATAACACCAGAAGCAGATCTAGCTTCTTCTGTAATCGTGTCTTCGTTTTTGATCATTGCCTTGATGTATTCTTTGTCGCCAGTCTCGCCTTGGTTAATAACCGTGTTCGGGCTTTTTACTTGAATACCGTTTTTGTTTTCTAGCAAGTCGTTGATGACTGACTTGTTTGTCATGTTGTCTCTGAACGTGCCTTGTTTTCGCACACCACTGGCAACCATGACTGCATTACCATCGGCGTCTAATACCGGGTTGCCCTGCTCGTTTGTGCTAGGCACCATCTCATCAAACTCGATAGTGATTAAATCGCCGGGATCATTAGCCATCTTAAGTAGCTCAAGCGAATACTTTTGCAAGTAGTCTTGTGCTTTCTGTTCATCTTGCATAGCTAAGTTGGCAGCCTGTAACGCAACCTGTTGATTGGCTTTTGCGTTTGCTTCTTTGTTCGCTCTAATCCTTGCAGACACGCCTGCAAAACCACGGCCTATGCCTTCGTAAACATTGCCTGTTTTTGGTGTAGCAAGTATTGCTGCGCCAAGCTCAGATGCTACGTCATAGATATTTAAATTTGGCGCTTGATAAGCATATGGCGACAGTCTTTGTTGATATTTATCAAAACTGGTTTCGTATTTTGGTTGATTGGCTTGCATCATCATCAACCGCAACGTGTTTGGATCGATAGACCCAAGATCAATCGGTCCTGAGAACGGATCCGCATCAGCTGCACCACCGGGAGCAAAGCCTTTGATCTGCTCTTCCATTTGAGGTCTGCCAATAGCCATTAGACCGCCTTTTGTTGTCCTTGGTTCATAAAGCTACCTATACCGCCTAGCGTAGATAAACCAACACCAAGACCTGCCATCAATGGGCTAGGTGGCGGTGTAAATTGTTGTACGTTGCTCTGTGTGCCAGCTGTCTGAGCTGCTGTACCAATAAACGGTAGAAGCGCTTGATACTGCTGTAGCGGAGCCTGTTGTGCCTGTAGAGCGTTAGCCCTTTGAGCGTTCAGAATCTGTTGTTGTAATTGTTGCTGCTGTCCACCAATACCAGATAGCAAGTTAACACCGCTCATACCTGCTTGTTGCGCCTGACTACCTAAACCTTGCAAGAATCCGCCCAAGCCCTGCTGTGCTTGGAACCTTTGTTGACCGATCTGACTTTCGAGTCCGCCCATCTGACCTAATGCGCCTGACAGCTGTTGTCCTGCACCTAGTGCGGCTTGACCGGCGCCTGCTTGCGCTTGTTGTCCGGTTTGCCCAAAGCCAACCAGTGTCCTTCCTAGACCTGTACCTGCGCCGTAAAGTTGTTGTGCGGTTTGACCTAAACCACTAGCAAGTTGTTGTTGTGACCCCAGTCTGGATGCGCCCAATGAACCCAGACCGGAAGCCAACCCTCTTTCTGCTCCTAAAACATCGCTGGCAACGCCACGTAGTGTGCTGCCTAATGCTTGTTGAGAGCCTAATCTTTGTCCTGCTAAACCAGACAATCCGCTTGCAGCTGATCTTGCTGCCTGTTGTTGTCTAGCAAACTCGCCCATACCTGCGCTCTGAGCTTGTGAAAAGCCTCTAGAACGTATTCCTGCTAATTCCTTAGCTAAACCCCTACCCAAAGCTTCTGTACGCTCATCGGCTGATAAACGCGCTCTAGAGCCGAATGCTGACTCACCACCAGAACGTATGTCTCTGGCTGTTTGTTGTATGTCTGCTAGGTTTGCTTGTTTTACTGCATCCTCGACGGTTTGCTGTACGACAGCATCCTCGAAAGGATCCATAAACTGTTGTGTTAAATCTTGATCGTAAGCGCCTGTAGTTCCGCGCAGTAAACGCTCAGATTCTCCTAGAGCGCCACCAAATCCCTCTGTAGCGCCAATTTGTCGTCTTGCCACATCACCAGCAGCTCTGCCGAATCGCCCTGTAGCGCCTCGTTGTATGCCTTCAGCTTCGCCTAAACGTGTACCAAACTCATCTACAGCTCCTCGCTGTATGCCTGTAGTTTCGGCTAATCTAGTTCCTAAATCTTCTGTTGCAGCTGTGCTTAATCTTCTGCCTTCGCCTAAAGATCCAAGCAATCCTTCTAAACCAGATTGTCTTAGTCTTTCTTCTTCGCTTACGCCACGCTGGACGGCATCTAAGCCACGCAAACCAAAACCTCTTGCAGCCTCTTGCCCTGCGCCTAGTTGATCTATACCAGCCCTGTAAGCGCTCTCTGCGTCACTTATAAATCTGTCTTGTACGCCAACAAGATCTCTAGCTTGTTGTGCTGCGGCTAGTTGATCAGGAGTTAATCCCGCAACCTCTTGCGGCACAATGACTGGCCTGCCTTCTTCATCGAAAAAGGTGCTTTCTGCTGCACGCATGGCACCGGGTATAAAACCGCCTTCGCCATCTAGTCCAAACAATAATTGTTGGAGAGCGGGATCTCTTGTTGTGGATGAGGTAGTTGCAGACGCCACATAGGGAGCATCACCCGCTGTTTCTTGTGCAGCAGGTAAGCCACCGATACCTGCCTGCTGTTGTCTAAAGTTTCTTAGTTCTTCGACAGAAACACCGTAGTAATCGGCTTCTTGTTGGTCATACTCTGCCTGTGTTAAAGGTTCATATTCTTCTGGATCAAATCCGTAAAACGATGCGTCTAAGGCTCCGCCTGTTTGATATTCTCTAATTGGTTGCATTCGCGTATCTCCCGAAAACATCCATCATCTGGTACATAAGCTGTGTGCCACGATCTCTGCTTTCAGAAGCAGAAGGCACCAAAGTCAATATGCCGTTAGGCTCTTCGTTTAATTCAAATGAACCAGCACCTCTTACCGCTTGGCCGGTCATAACAAACTCACCATCACTAAGCATGGCTGGAATGTCGTCACTGGTTTCAGTTCCGGGTCCGTCTATATCGCCGTTCATTCTTTGGAAATCTTCCATGGCTACGTCACCACCGTTTGCATACGCCATGGCATACATCGGTTGCATCGCTCCACCCATTGCGGCTCCCTGCACATATTGAGATGTAACCGCAGGCTTTCTTGGTCCTGCTTGTCCACCACTCAGTGTTGGCATTCTAGGCTGTAAACCAAACTCAACAGGATTTGGTGCTTCTCTGCCCATCCTTCGAGCTATCTCAGCTTCTATGTTGTATCGTCCGCCTGCATCCATCGTAGTTAATGGAGTCATCGGTACGCCTTTATCTTTTCTAGCTTCATCCATGGCCAGTTGGCCAAGTTTTAATGCTGCTCCACCGGCTAGACCAAGGCCAGCCAAACTGCCCAAGCCTCCAGCCAAACCGCCGCCGCCACCGGCTCCCGGTAACAGCCCACCTAAAAACCTGCTTATTGCACTACCTTGTGGTTGTGCAGCTGTTGTAGTTGTCGTGGGCGTTGTAGTTGTTGATGGTGTTGTTGTTGTAGTGGTGGCATTTGGATCAGGTTGGAAGAACGGTTGTCCGTCTGGACCAGTGCCAAAAATGTAACCGCCAGCTTTGCGTAGATTACCAAAAAGACCCGTATCATCTGTACCCGGTAATATTAATTCTGCTGTTTTTCCTAAAAAGCCTTCACCCGGTAATGAAGCTAAGCCACCGCCGACTGATTGTATTTTTCCTACTAAGCCTTTTTTAGCAAAATCCGCTGCTGAGGTTCCGCCTAAACTGCCGATACCTGTAAGGGCTTTACCAAAAGAATAGCCGCCCAAGCCGCCAGATATGGCTCCCTTCAAACCTTTACCTGCTGCTACATTAGTTGCAGCGCCAATAGCACCAGCAACCAACGGCCCAACACCGGGTATAAAGTTAGCTAATGGACCAGCTATAGGTGCAATTTTCTTTGCTACCTTTTTAAGCGCTTTGCCTATCTTTTTGAAAAAACCAAACTCTTCGAGTCCGGTCATTTGATTAAGGCTTGCTATACCCACACCAGCTACTGCTTCTTGTGGGTCAATGCCAGCATCCATGAATTTCTTTTCAATCATGGATTCAAATTCTGGATCTTCTAAAAACTGTGGTGGCAAAACGACTTCGCCGGGGCTAAGGTGAGCTAATACAGTGTCTTCGCCTGTACCAGCCTCTTGTATCATTATTGCTTGATCAGCTAATGGCGCTTGCGCGCCTAGTTGTAGGCGCTCTATAGTTTTGCCTAATTGTTTTTGTTCGTCAGGATCGTCGCTGGTCTGCATTTCCATCATGAGCTGCTGTATACGTGCGCCCAGATCATCTTCACCAGCTTGTTGCATCATCATAAGTTCTTGGTCTGACACGGCGCCTGATCCCGTCATGGGCATCGATGCTGTAGGCATCGTCGGTGCTGGCGGCATCATAGGTTGCGCGTCTTGCATCATCATCATTTCTTGGTCAGAAACCGCACCAGCTCCTGCAAATTGGTTAATTCGATCTAAAAGTTCTGGTGATATTGTGTTCTCTGCCATAGTATTAACTTGTCGTGACGGTTACACTGCCAACGCTCAAAGTGCCTCCCAATCCTGTTACATATGTTTGATGCTCATATAAATTCCTAAATTCCGTGCCATCAAACGCTTGATGGACCTCCACGGTGCTATTAAATATTATAGCACCAGTAGCGAATTGTAACGCAGAAATTTCTGAAGCGTTAAAAACCGGCGTTCTATCTACATCTGTTGAGCCAAGGTTGATCTCTAAGATTCTTACCAAACGGTTGAACGTATCGGCGCTAACCTCACCATCCGTAGCAAGAGGCAAGCGAGTCTCAAGGATCTTGGCCATTAGCCTCGACGCCCGGAGGGTTGTATATCCAGTCTAGTGTTGCCGACTCTAAATTTGTAATCTTTTTTGTTTGCTTCGACGCTGTTGTCGTCGTCACTTTCAAACCGCAGCACCACCTGTCTGGTTCTTGTGCGCAAGTTTGTAAAACGAGTAGACGTAGTGATTTGACTGGTGCTATCGGTGGACAGCGTATCAGCGTTGTAATCTCTGCGTTTGACAACAATGTTCATCGCTGGCGTATTTGACACACCAGTTGTGGTTAAAAACTTGATGTCAGGAATTAGTTTTTTGACGAACATGAAGTTTTCGCCATCTGCCAGATCAATGTCAGCTGACTCTATAAACACGTCAGACATTGCACTGTCATCATCGTTAAAACCAGACTCATGCAGATAAACGACGCCAGCATCCGAAACTTTACCAGCCGCTATCGGTCTATCCTCAATGCCTGCATCTAGCCAGCTGTATCTAACCAGCTTGCCAATACTCCAAGTTGATTCCTCGTAGTTGTAAATGACATATCGAGATATCTCTTCAGTGTCATCTTCTTTTGATACATACCAAAACCACACTTCAGAATGCTCGGCATGAACAGATGCGTAACATTTGAAAGCTTGCGTCAAATTAAGATCTGAGAACACATAGTCTTGCACACTACACGGTAGTTTTTTGACTGCGCCATTGTAGTAGTAAAATCCATTCTTGCTCATAAAAAACACACCGACCGGGCTATTGATGGCTGCTTTTGGGCCAATAAGTCCAGCGCCTTCGTTTATGAGATTCAAAGCAAAAGTAAGTGGTGGCCCGATAAACGTCATCGAGTAAAGACTTGTATCGGTCCAAATCAAAATTTCTTGTCTTGACTTCAAACCGCCTACAATTAATGAGCCAGATGACAGCCTTACGGAGCCAGCTGTATTTGTAGCTATAGGGTTAAAGTCTAATTCATTTTCCGTATCTGAAAACGCAACCAACATAGGATCAATAACGCCGGTTCTGTTGCCGCTACTACTATCGATTGGATCCGCGCCAAGCACGATTAGATGTCGGTCTACTTCGCTGGTTATTACCTGTAGCCCCAAGGTAGGTACTTTGCTTGCCCCGGTAATACCCTGTAATTCAAGCGCTCTAATAGATAGACCGTTGTTCTCAACCCATCGGTATATACCACCGCCTCTTGGATTGATAATTAAATTTTCACCAAAATTGTCGTGAGTCCACAATCGCAATTGTCCGCTTGCGGTAATCGCAGAAGACGAACCCCAAGTACCCGCGCCCCACGTACCAACACCCCAACCCGTGCTAGGCACATAAACGTCCAAGCCAGTGTTGACTTGATAAGCGCCGACAACGCTGCTTCCGCCGTTGCCGCTGTCACTTGCGTTTGCCGTAACCTCTGAACCGCTAGTGTCTTTGGCGGTAACTGTGTACGTGTTTGTCCCGGTAACAAGAAGTATTTGATATTCTTGATTGATAACGGCAGCTGTTACCAATCCACCCAATGAAGAGGCGCCAGAGAAAGTCACAAAATCGCCCGTAGATGCGCCGTGTGAGGCGTCCGTTACGGTTAATGTTGAGGATCCATTGGTTGCGCTAAACGTAACGTCTCCAGCGCTTGTAGTAACTCTAAGAGGGGTTATATCGTTGTAGGCCTCGCCTTCTTCGATATAGTATTTGAGGTGCGTGCCGATACCCAAGTATCGCGCTCCGCCAAGAGAGATCCAGCTATGTAAGGCTCTGCCAGATCCTAAATAAGTGTTTGTGTCAGACTGCTTTTCCCAGCCACCAATTTTTTCTGGCCTGCCTTTTCTGAACCGAATAAGATTGCCATCTACCCAACCGTTTTCGTTTGCGTAGTCGGTTTCTTCTTTGTTGATACCCGGTTTAAAATTTAAAGTAGTAAGTGGCATACAAAAATTTTACCACAAAAGATTAAATTTTAAGCCAATCGTATAATCGCAGCTGTTGCATTCGCAGCCGGGAACACAATTGTAAAATTACCTGCGGTACTAGTCTTGTCACCACCAAAGTCGATGACAGCCACAGCTTTGTCGGATTGAGTATCATTGTAGATCATGCATCCTCTTGCTGTAACCGTAGCAGTGCCAAACGTAAGGTCCGCAAAATCACACAAGGCTGTAGTGCCTGATGTGGTCGGCGTAACTGACGTTAAAGTGGCTCCACCACTGGTGTAGTTCGTACCTGATGCCTGCCCGGTTGTCGTAAAAGCTGTCGTAGTCGCGCCCAAAGTAGCCGAGCTAGTGTACAAAGCAAGCTTAAAAGCATTACCGGAGCTGGCAGTAAAATTGTGTGTACCGACAAGCAGCTCTTGCTTAAAGCTTGTTGGTATAGCGCTTGATATTGCCATAACTATAACTCCTTAATTATCTTAGCCATGTCATGATGACCCTGACTTGTCAATAAGTTTACCATAGTTGTCCGATCTGAGGTAATTGCGTTCTTAATTCCATACAACACTATCGTATAGATGTAGTTTTGAAAAGCTTCAGCTTGTTGTCTTACGTGTGGCGCCGCGTCCGCTGAAATATCACAAATCTTCTTGGTTATCTGCTCTGCCCAAAACTCAGGATCATGGCCTTTGTTATGTGTGGTTTCAACCATCACGCTGCCAAGCTCTAAAAAACTGTCTTTACCCATCTCAGCCACGATAAGGCTCCGGTGATAAAACAGGCTCTGGAACCTTAGCTCCAGCCTTCTTCATTTCTTTTTCAATCTGTGAGTTTTCGCAAACTATCCAACCAGAGTCGTGATTTACTGCGACAACAGGATCGTCTAATCGGTGAAAGCCATATATGCGCTCTTCAAGAGGCACATTTTGATCAAGCAAACCAGATCTATGAGAGACACCGATTTCAATGTTTGCTTCCATGCACTTAGCCAGCCAAAACTCCACACAAGCTCTGCCAGCTTCTGCAAAATGTAAATTGTGTTGGTAGCTATAATCAACACCAAAAAGATCAATCCGCGCTACTTTGTTCCAATAAGCAAATGCAATTGTCATCGGTATGGTGTTATTGAGATATGCGCACTTTGTATCCTGAACCACCTCTTTAATAGGATATACGACTGCTGATGGCACTCGCTCATCCAGCTCGCATGTGTAACAGGGTATGTCACATTCTGGCAAAAAATTTTTCATCACATCGGTTTGCGCTCCAGCGTCATCGGTATCAAAAAACCGACTGGCCGGGTCCAACATAAACATACGATCTGATTTGTATACAGCGGCTGCTGAGTTAACGGTCCAGACTTCATCCCATTGCATGCTGTTTTCTGCACCAATGGCATAATCTACTTGTGAGTTGCCCAAGGCAACAATCGCTACGTGAGCGCCCTTCAGCGACTCTATTTGGGGCATTAGTTTACTCCTGTTCTCAGGAGGTCGTAACGATATTCGTCTCTGGTTTCACGTCCCTCACCGATAGTCTTCATTCTGGCAATGGCCTCTTTGAACCGTTGTTCAAATGTCGCAATGACATCTGGTGGTTCTTTCAAGAACACTGCCGCCTCTGCGAGAGAACCATAAAGAAGAGCGTCAGGGTAGTCTGTGGATAGAAGTGTTGTGCCACTCTCTGCACCGGACGTTAGGGACGCCGGTTTATGCAGATAGTGAATCTCTACGTCGTAGTTTGCGTCAGGCACCGGAGCAAGCTCAAATGCGGTGTCGTCAAACAATGAGTAATATCTGGGCCTGCCAGTCGTAGTTGTATTCGGCGCAAACTCTTTAATAAAAGACGTGTGCTTAAAATCCAAGTAGTGGTAGGTGTTTGCAGATATTATTGCCACACTAAACGGTGCGTAAAAGTCTGAAGGCGTAGCTAAAAATCTATTGCTAGAAGTTACCTGTCCTGTGACGTTTTTGCGCTGCTTTGGTAGCTCGACAAGCTTAAAAATGCGTTGCTCTGACTCTTTGATAAAAGTGGGCAGATTCGTAACAAACGTACTTTCCGTACACTCTAAGTAGTCTTGTATTGCAGTCTTTAATGTCGCTAACGTAAAACTCATGATGTCGTTATGGTTACCTCGCCAACACTTACAGTAAGTTCGTAAGTGTCAAGTTTAGTGCCAAGTATACCTTTGTCTACATTTGTATACAACACAAATGACTGGTTGAATTCTGATGTCTCTGGTCTAGCGTTACGAATCGCTTGTGGATCAGCTGGTTTTGGCTTGGGATCTAATTGTGGGTGTTTGGGTGACCATTGATCTGGACCCACAATCAGACCATTCCACGTTTTTTTCATTTCGCGTCGTTTGTAACGGAACCCGGTAATGTCGCAGATTCCGTAAGCTTCTTTTCCAGATGCGAAAGCCATTATGCTGAGTTATACCTGCCAAGATTTGGCGCGATTTTTAATGATGTGCGAGGCTCATCTTGCGATAAGGCTCTTGTAAATTCTTCTTCGTAAACTTGTTTAAGCATGCCTGTTCTTTCCGGCGCTTTTTTCATGCTGATGTAATAAGCAAGGCCAGCTACAAAACACGGAAAAAACCTAAAAGGCATGTCAACAGTATCTACAGCCCCATCAACGTCGTCCATACGTGTCAAGACATTCAACCTCACGGTGTATGTGCTGTTCTTATCAGGCACCGGCCAGACTGTAATTGTTGGTGTCGTTTGCTTGTTTACAAAAACTTGGTTTGGTTTACCGCTAGAGGCCTTGGTAGATAAGTTTGCATATTCTGCGCGACTTATTTTGTTAAGAGGAAAGTCTGTCGTTTCACTGTTTATAGTTTCTCGTATGTAAGCATCGAGAACGTCTATAGGCGCCGTAGCGTTTGTAGAATCAATGTTGTAGGTAGAAGTGTCTTTAACCATGGTTATGTCTACTTCTTTAATCGTCCACTGATTCAAGCCCCGGTTAGCCCATTCTGCCAGCATCAGATTGGCGCTTCTTTTGGCAGTACGCAAATCATAACCAGTACGAAGCTCTAAGCCACAACGCTCAAAAGCTTCTTCGATGTATTCTGCTACATCTGGTTCAAAATTTTTGCTGCCGGATAATGCCATCTAATCCTCGTATAAATTATTAAAAGTTATCGCCGGATCTAAATAACTTTCATGCCCTTCTGCGCTATGCGCCCACTGCGATGGTTTGAAGTCTGGCGCACCTTCACCTGTAACCCAAAGAGCTGCGCTTGTAGCCCTCACCCGCTAGTT